CCCGTGGGAACTGAACTATTGAACAGCAGAAAAAACCCTGATAAAATAAAGCATTATGAAGCACAGGAAAGCCGTCAAGGTTGAACTTTTGAAGTGTTTCAACAAACTATACACATAGAAACCGTGTGCCTGCTGAACCGCATAAAATAAGCATTTATCAGGGTTTTGGACTGCTCACGATGTGGGAACAGCCCACATTTTGCCCACGAAAATATGAAAAACGGGTGATTTTCACCCCTGAACACAAAGAAGGTGCTGAACAGGTTGAACTGTCAGCACCTTTTTCTTTTGTTTATGAGGTTTTCCGGGAAGTGATCTGTTCAAAGATATCAGCAGTCTTGTTCTGCATCTGTTCAGTATCATGCACATACGTGTTCAAGGTGGTTGAAATGTTGGAATGACCCAACCGGCACTGAACGTCTTTTACATCTGCCCCTGCTTCAATCAGCAGTGTGGCGTGGGTGTGTCTGAGTGAATGAAAATCAAAGGCAAGTTGCATTTCATGGTGGATGACCCTTGAAGCATACTTGAAACTGTCCGTTGAAGTGTACTGCCCGTTTTCAGCAATGCAGACCATCTTGACACGGGGCAACTGACTTTCAACACATTTCTGAACCGGCACAACCCGGAAGATATCACGGTTCTTTTCATCCTTTTCTTTCTTCAGCACATGAACGGTGTAGTATTCACCATACTTGAATTCATTGATGCGCTGCCGTTTCTGTTCTTCCTTCAATGCCTGATAAAGTGTGTCACCAATAGTCACCGTTCTGATTGAATTGGGGGTTTTGGGTGTCTCAAAATACCATGATGACCGCTGTTCTTTCTTGCCCTTCTTTTCAACCACCCTGCGAACATCAGCACCAAAATTTCTTTTCACAATCTGCTTGTCCGTTGTGATCTGCCGTTTTTCAAGGTCGATATCATCCCACGTCAAAGCAAATACTTCACTGATCCGCATACCGGTGTAGAACCCTATCATCAGGGGTATTTCATACCGTGTACCCCTGAACCGGTCAATGATCCGCTGCCACTCGTCCAAGGTCAAGATGATCCGTTCACGGGGCTGTTTCTCAATCTTTGGATATCTGACCGGGTGCATGGGGTTCTGTGAAATGTAGTGCAGGGGTTCAACCGCATAGTCAAGTGCTGCCTGAAATGTGGTCAGGATACCGTCAACACTGCTTTTTGCAAGACCCTTGTTTTTCAGGTCAAAGGCATACTGCTGTAAGATGGTCGGGTTCAATGCCTTTAGTCTGTAATGACCAAAGGCCGGTTTCAGGTGACCTTCAATGATCCTGAGATACCCAACCTGTGTGTTGTACTTCAGATTATTGGTGCAGTACATATCAAACCATTGGTCAAGATAATCAGCAACAGACACTTCTGAAGGTTCAAAGACAAGACCGGCCTGATTATATTCTGACATGGCCTTTGCAAGTGCAGCTTCAGCATCCTTCCTTGTCCTGAAACCGCCTTTTTCCTTCTGCTGCCGTTTCCCATCAACCACACCAAGGTCAAACCGGTATGACCAAGTATTGCCCCGTTTTCTGACTGATCCTTGCATAGAAACACCATCCTTCCTGATTGTAAATTCACAGTCAGGATGATATAATTGATTTGTCTGACCATCTTTGCATTCATCCTTTGACTGTGATCATGGTTATTCATCCTTGACCCGGTTGCTGCAACAGCCGGGTCTTTTCATGTGTAGTCATCTGTTACCACCTGTTACCAAGTGTAACCGGCAGAAACGTTGATTTTATGCGGTTTCCCCGTAACAGGTAACACTTACTACACTTAAAATACCATTCTCTATATAATATTTATTTTTCAAGGTTCAATTCTTCAATTTTCCATTTTATAAAAGAATTTGATTTTAAGTGTAGTAAGTGTAGTAACCGGCATAAATACTGACTTTTAAGTGTAGTATTCAAGTGTTACCACCTGTTACCAAGTGTAGTTATTTGCCAAAAAGCATTTTCCAAAGGGTGCGCTGTGCTTTTTGTTTCCTGCCCTGCTTGGTGGTTGGTATGCCGGTGATTTTTGCAACCTTCCTTTTTGCATCCGTGATACCAAGTGCACGTTTCCAACTAAAGCCCTTCATGTTTTCACCTTCTTTCTGAAAAATCTACATAGATGACATTGTTTACCCTGCGTATGACCCTGTTGCTTGGTTGATATATTTTTCATCTGCCAACATGACGGTCATCATTCTGGTGACGGTCTTTCTGTCCGCATCATCTAATTTCAAGAACTGTTGAACAGCCTTGAACGCTTCACCACCATAACATTTTTCAAACAGTTCACAGACTTTCAGTTCATTCTGAACCTGTTCTGATACTTGCAGAAGGTCACAGGGGCTAATTCCAAACACTTCTGCAAGGGTCTTGATTTTCGATGCTTGAATATCTGATCTGCCGTGTTCAATGCGTGATATGGTTGATTTGCCACTGTCAGCAGCACCTTCAGACCAACCGCACCGTTTAGCAAGTTCAACCTGTGACCATCCATGCTGTAATCTATAGTATTGGATGTTCTGCCCCAAGATCAGCAACAGTTCATCTTTGTTCATCACTTCAACCCCTTCCTTGAATTATAGTTTGCCCCACGTTCATTATAATGTGAAATGACTTGAAAATCAACTTGATTTGCTTTTTTTCAAAAATATAGTTGACATTCAATCAACGCTATGATATTCTTGACATGGTTGATCAATGATCAACCGAAAGGAAAGATTTCAATCAACCTGTTGCAGCAGGTCACCAAGAAAGGATGAATAAATATGTCAGGGTCAAGGGTTCTTATTAAAGTAGACCGCAACGGCACAAAGTATTTTCAGCAGCAAGGGAAGTGTGACCGTTGCAATGGTCGTGGATGGTTCGCAACCGGCACATGCAACGGGCAGTTAGTACCTGCACGGCCTGACAATGCCGTATGTTACAAGTGCCTTGGTACAGGGACAGTCCTTGAAACCGTCAAGGAATACACGCCTGAATACGCTGCCAAACTTGCAGACAGACGTGCAAAGGCAGCAGCAAAGAAGGCTGCACAGTTGGAAGAACAGCGCAAGGAACAGTATGAAAGCAACAAGGCTGCATCACTGAAGCAGAACGGGTTTTCTTCTGACGGCAACACTTGGTTGTTCCTTGGTAACACCTTTTCACGGAAAGATGAAATCAAAGAAGCAGGTGCAAAGTGGCACGGGGTTCTTGGATGGCACATTGATCACCCGGTTGAAGGGTTTTTGCTGCTTATGGTCGCATTTGATGAAGTGGCAACCTTCACCGCATGGGGCAGGGTGATGTTTAAGGAACTGGATGCTTCAGAGTGGGAAAGCAGGAAGAAAGAAGCGTTTGACAAGCTGAACGGGGTCAAACCGTCTGACTACATCGGTGCTGTTGGTGACAAGATCACGGTTCAGGCAACGTTAGTCAGAAGGGGACAGTATGAAATCAGACACGCACCGGGTATGTGGGGAACATCCACCGTCAACGTATACACCTTTTCTGATGATGACGGCAACCTTGTTGTGTGGAAGACTTCAACCTACATTGACATGAGTAAAGACGGTGAACACTACAGACCCATTCAGGAAGGTGACCGTGTACAGATCAGCGGAAAGGTCAAGGAACTTTCTGAATACAAGGGTGACAAGCAGACGGTTCTGACAAGATGCAAGGTTGTTGCAGCGTGAAAGGTGGTGTGATGATGAACCTGAACGATATGAAGAAGGAAGTCAGGCAGGCAATGATTTCCCTTGGTTACAAGAAGACGGGGTGCATTACCGTCACCCCGTTGGATGATGACAGGGCGGTGGTCACACAGTACCCGAACAATAAAGCACCGGGGGTTGAAATCGGCATCTATGATTTCATCAAGCATACCTTTGTAGATTGAAGGTGATCTGATGACCGGCAATACAATCAGGGGCAGTCCTTCACGCTGTAAGGACTGCCAACACTGGACAAGACACAGTGAAATTTGGGGAACGTGTGACATTGCAGCAACCGGAACATTCCGACACAGAAGGGGGTACATCTGCAAGCATACACAAGCACGGGAACAAAACCAACCGGCCTGCAAGGTCAGGTTCATTCAGAAAGAAGGTGAAAAGGTGTTTTACTATTACGGTATGCGGTTGCGTGGGTTCAGTCCGGGTTGTCAACCGTTGGTGGGGTTTCATCACAGAATGGATGACCCAACGGGCAGATATCATGATGTTCTGGTTTACACCCGTGAACTGACTGAAACAGAACTGAAAGCCTATGAACTGGATTTTATCAGGAAAGAAGGTGATTGAATGTACAAGGTTCTGACGGCCTGTATTGATCAGGTCATCAGGTTCAACAACCTGAAGGAACTGGAACGGTTTCTTGACGGCCTTGATGCACGAAAGCAGCAATACAAGTTCATTTCAAAGACAGTGCTGCCTGATGGGGGCATTATTGTCAGGATACAGAGACAGTACAACAACAGCCCTATGCCGGGTGAAGGGGGTGAAGAATTTGACGAACACTGAAGCGTTACGGAAGAAGATTGATAATGCAGGGTACAAGCTGTCATTCGTGGCACAGAAGTGTGACCTGACCTATCAGGGATTTATGAACAAGGTCAACAACGTGACAAGTTTCCTTGCATCTGAAATCATGGTGTTGCGTGACCTGCTGCATTTGACAGATGAGGAAATCATAACTATTTTTTTTAGCACAGAGGTTGATTGATAATCAACCGGAAAGGATGAACAGATGGATTTTCAGACAAAGTTGAATGATGTGCTGTGCAGCACGGGCATAACACAAACCCAACTGCACAGGCTGACCGGGATCAGCAAAAGCGCAATCAGTCAGTATTGTTCGGGGAAGAACACCCCGTCAGATGAACGGCAGCGCGACATTGCTGAAGCACTTGGACTTGAACCGGACTATTTCAAAGCTGATGACACTGTTGCAGCAGTACCGGCAGCGGATGGAAAGATTGCCCGGTTGACCATCAGGGAAGTTTCAAAGCTGATGGGGCTGTCAAGGGCAGCTATAGCAAACGGCCTGCAAGACGGTGTTTTCCCGTGGGGGTATGCCGTCCGTGGACGTGGTGAAGGTTGGGTGTACTGGATCAATGCAAAACGGTTTGCAGAAATTGAGGGGGTGACCATATGAAGCAGTACAAGGAAATTTGTCATGATCTGACGTTCATCAGGAAGGTCAGACGTGAAGCACTGAAACATCAGGCGTATGAAGACCGGGATTATTCCAACGGCACACGCAAGGCAAAGAACCCCAACGGGTTTATTACCGGGGCAACGCTGTTTCAGGTGTATCTGAAAGCCAACAAGAAACCTATGTATTACGTTCTGAAGCGCAAAAATCAGAGAAAGAGAGGAAGAAACGCATGATGAATGAACACGTCAACTGTCTGTGTGTACCGGACGTTACCAAGGAAGTGAACAAGGCATATACACCGTCTGTCAGGAACGTGCTTGATGAACTGAAATCAAGCCTTTATCAGACCATTGCCACACCCGAACGCATTCTGAAGAACGGCAATGTCACCGTTGTGTTTTGGGGTGACGGCACAAAGACCATTGTCAAGCCTGAACCGGGTGCAACTCTTGATGATTACACGGCCTTTACTGCTGCACTGGCAAAGCGGATGTTCGGCAGCAACAGCAAGCTGAAAAAGGTCATCAAGACACATACTGAATATCAGGTGAAGAAAGGCAAGTGCAAAGGCGGTGCGTGTGACGTTGTTCTGCCTGACGCTGACCTGAAGGAAGGGGAAGAACTTGAAGCTGTACCCACATCAGGAAGTAGCACTTGACCTGACAGAAGGGTTCAACCGCTGTGCATATTACCTTGACATGGGTTTGGGCAAAACATTTGTAGGGGCTGAAAAGATGTACCTGCAAAACAATCAGGTCAATCTGATCATCTGTCAGAAGTCAAAGGTTCAGGATTGGATTGACCACATGAACACCTATTACCCGTGTTACACCGTCATTGATCTGACGGCAAAGAAGGGGATTGAACAGTTTCAGGCCGTGGTTGCTGCCGGTGCTGACGTGGTGGGTGTGATCAATTATGAATTGCTGTTCAGAAGGTCATATTTCAGTCATATAGACGGGTTCACCATGATGCTTGATGAAAGTTCTATGATACAGAACGAAACAGCAAAGCGGTCAAAATATGTGCTTCAGATGCACCCGGAAAGCGTGATTTTGTTATCCGGTACACCCACGGCAGGCAAGTATGAAAAGCTATGGTCACAACTTCACCTGCTTGGTTGGGGGATCAGCAAGAAACTGTTCTATCAGCAGTATGTTGTGCAGGAATGGATTGACACGGGATCAGGTTTCAACATTCCGGTCATAACCGGGTACAAGAACGTTGACCGGCTGAAAGCCAAACTTGCAGCACACGGGGCAGTGTTCATGAAGACTGATGAAGTGATGGATTTGCCAAAGCAACAGCATATCAATCTGTTCGTCAAGGCATCTGCACAGTATAAGCGGTTCATGAAAACCTGTCTGATCACAGTTGCAGGTCATCAATTTGTTGGTGACACCGGATTGACCAAACGCCTGTATGCACGGCAGTTGTGCGGTCATTACAACCCTGACAAGTTGCAGGCGTTTGGTGATCTGATCGGCAGCACAGAAGACAGACTGATTGTGTTCTACAACTTCAATGAAGAACTGACAGCCCTGCAACAGATAGCACGGCAGGCAGAAAGGCCGGTGTCAGTTGTCAACGGTTCAGTGAAAGACCTTGAACAGTATGAACACAGTGAACAGTCAATCACCTTCATTCAGTATCAGGCCGGTGCAATGGGGTTGAACCTTCAGAAAGCGAACAAAATCATATATTTCACCCTTCCTGAACGGTCTGAACTGTTTGAACAGTCAAAGAAACGTATTCACAGGATTGGGCAGGAAAAGACCTGTTTCTATTATTACCTGCTGTGCAGGTCAAGCGTGGAAATAGACATATATCAAACACTGAAAATGAGAAAGGATTATACTGATGCGCTGTTTGAAAAATACAGTTCTTAAAACCATCACATGGTTGAACGGCCTGTCTGCAATCTTCTGTGCCTGCTGCATTGACAGCCCTGATTGGATTTATTTCAAGGTGCTGTGCTTTAACCTTCTTTGGCTGTACCTGTTCTTTTGGGTGAATGAAGACTATTACGAAAGGAAGTATAAAAATGGCTGATTTGAACATCAGGAACTTCATCAAGGCGGTTGGTCTGAATAACCGCAAGCACGGGTTCAGGGAAGTGAACAACACCCCCACGGACTTTGTTGCACTCATTCACAGTGAAGTTTCTGAAGTGCTTGAAGAATTCCGGTCAGGACATTCTGCAACAGAAACCTATTACCGGGAAGACGGGAAACCGGAAGGTGTACCGGCAGAACTGGCAGATGTGGTCATCAGATGTTTTGACATGGCTGACTACTACAACATTGATCTTGAAGCAGCTATCAAGGAAAAGCATGAATTCAACCTGACAAGGCCGTATCTGCACGGCAAGAAGTTCTGACGGGGGTGAAGGATGGCTGAAGAAAAGAACCTTGAAAACCGGCTGAAGAAATGGCTGCACAAGATCGGTGTATACCCTGCCGGTTTTCCTGAAGACAAGATGACGGTCAAGGCGGTTGGTTGGTATTTCAAGGTATGGGGTGGTGGATATCAGAAAAGCGGTATCCCTGACATGATCTTGAATATCAACGGTCACTTCCTTGCAATCGAACTGAAAGCCCAACACGGCAGGCCGTCAGACCTTCAGAAGCTGAATACCAACAGGATCAGGGACAGTGGCGGTGATGCGTGTTTCCTTTACCCGTCAGGGTTTGAACGGTTTCAGGGTGATCTGATGACGGGATATTGGGAAACCACAAACGGCAGGCCGTTCAAGAAACTTGATGATATTTACAAGTGATAGAAAGGATGAATAACAACATGGCTGAAACATTGGATAACAGAAAGTATGTGGTTGACAGGCTGCTTGCAACCAAGCGTGAAGGGATTGAAAACCTTGTTGACTACATGGATGAAATCGGGTTCTTTGAAGCACCTTGCAGCAGTCAGTTTCACCTGTCCTGCAAGTATGGACTTGTACACCACACCCGGCACGTCATGGAAAATGCTGAAAAGTTGGGTCTGTGCCTGTTTGGTGCTGAAGAATACAACAAGGTTCATGACAGTGTGATGATTGCAGCAGCACTTCATGACCTTGGCAAGTGTGGTCAGTTTGACAAACCGTACTATGTACCGAACATGATCAAGGACGGGAAACCCACCAAGGCAAGCCCGGAACAGAAATATAAGCAGTCAGAAAGCAAGCCTTTTGAAATCAACAAAGAACTGCTGCACGTTGATCACTGCATCAGGTCAGTCATCATTGCTTGGATGTACATTGACCTGACGGAAGAAGAACAGAATGCAATTCTGTATCATGACGGCCTGTATGGTTCTATGAAATATGATGTGCAGGGGCATGAAACACCGCTGATGCTTATTCTTCATTGGGCTGATATGTGGGCAAGCAAGGTTCAGGAAACTAAAGCACTGACAACCGGTGAACCGGAAGATTTACCGTTTTGCTGATTAAAAGAAAGGAAGGTCAAGAATATGGGTATTTCAGTATTGATTTTGGGTGTATCCGGTACGGGAAAATCTGCAAGTATGCGGAACTTTGGCAAGGATGAAATTGCCCTTGTGAACGTGGCAGGGAAACCGCTGCCGTTCAAGGGCAGGTTCACCGAAACGCTGAACAGTGATGATTATGATGAAATTGAAGATTTCATCAGGGACACCAAGAAAACATCTATTGTCATTGATGATGCACAGTATCTGATGGGCAATGAATTCATGCGCAGGGTCACAGAACGTGGTTATGACAAGTTCAGTGAAATGGCACAGAATTTCTTCAACCTGCTGCATTTCATCAACACCCTGAAGGAAGACAAGATTGTTTACCTGCTTGGACACATTGAACGGGATCAGGACGGCAACGAAAAGTTCAAGACTATGGGAAAACTGATTGATCAGTGCATCAATGTTGAAGGGACGTGCACCATTGTTCTGAAAACGTCTGTGTCTGATGGCAAGTACAACTTTCTGACACAGAACAGCGGAAAGGACACCGTGAAGTCACCCATTGGTATGTTTCCGTCATTCGCTATTGAAAATGACCTGAAGTATGTTGATGAAAAGATCAAGAACTACTATGAATTTGACGGTGCTGTGTCTGATGAAGTCATGGCAATGCAGGACAAAGCTGCTGCATCTGACGTGACACCGGAACAGGCCACGGGTAAGCGCAAGCGGTCAAGAAAAAAAGCTGACGATGATCAGACACCGCCTGTCAAGGTTGAAGACCAGGGAGATGATGAACTGCCTGAATTCATGAACATCCCTGAAGGGGTTGATGAAGAAGTGCCGTTTGATGAATTCGCAGGTGCTATGAACCCACCTGAAAAGAGGGCAAGCAGACGGAAACGGGGCAAGGCTGAAGTTGCTGACGTGGACACCGGAACAGGTGCGATTGTGGGCGGTTCTGCTGAAGACGCTGAAGATGATGCACCTATGACCGGGGCAAAGGCAGCGTTTGAGAAAGCGAAAGCCAAACTTGCAGCACAGCAGGCCGAACAGGAAGAAACCGCTGATGAAGAAGCACCTGCAACACGCAGAACACGCAGAAGAAGATAATTCAAAGAAAGGAAGAACAGAACAATGGCAGTGAATTGGAATGAATTTGACAAGGCAGTGGATAGTGAACAGCTTCAGAAGGACATTTCTGAAGGTCGCAACAGTGATTTTCCTGAAATTCCCAAAGGATCATATGAAGTGCAGTTTGACAAGATCGAACTTGGACTGACCAAGAATGACAACCGGCCTATGCTGAAGGTTTCTGCCAAAATCCTGAAAGGCAAGTTCAAGGGTCAGCACCTGTTCATGAACCGTGTCATTTACGGCACAAAGAATGACGGCAGAATGATTGCATCTGCTGAAGGATGGCTTGCCAAACTTGAAGCAGAGGATGAAGACGGCGAACTGATCAGCACCAAGTTCAAGACCTACAAGCAGTTTGCAGGTATGATTGATGACATTGCTGAAGCATTGGAAGAACTTGAACTGACGTACCGGGTGGATTATGACCCGAACGCATTCAACAGCATCACCATCAAGGAAATCATTGAAGATTAAGGTTCAGGAATAGCAAAGGTCACCCCGGTATGATCTGCCGGGGTGATCAGCGGAAAGAAGGTGAAAAACAGGTGCTGTTCTATGACTTTGAAGTCTTCAAATATGACTGGTTGGTTGTGATCATCGACACAAAGACCCGGCAGGAATATGTCATTGTGAACAACAAGGATCAGTTGCAGGACATTTACAACCGGAACAAGGCTGATGTGTGGGTGGGGTTCAACAGCAGACACTATGACGCATATATCCTGAAGTGCATTCTGTGTGGTCTGAACCCGAAAGAACTAAATGACTGGATCATAGTTGACAAAAAAGAACCGTGGCAGTTTTCAAGCCTTCTTAGAAAAATACCGCTGAACAACTATGATGTAATGCCAAACCCACCAATAGGATTGAAGACCCTTGAAGGTTTCCTTGGTTCAAACATCAAAGAAACTGATGTGCCGTTCAACATTGACCGGAAACTGACACCTGAAGAAATTCAGCAGACCATTTTCTATTGCAGGCATGACGTTGAAGAAACCATGAAGGTATTCATGCAGCGCAAGTCTGAATATGACGCACAGATGGGTATTGTCAAGGCGTTTGACCTGCCCTTGAACTGTGTGGGGGATACTGAAGCACGGATCACGTCAAAAGTGCTTCAGTGCAGCAAGCGGAATTTCAAAGATGAATTTGATTATTACTTCCTGCCGTGCATCGAATTGACCAAGTACAGGTATGTGATGGACTGGTTCAGGCAGAAACAGGAAGATATCAAGTATTCACTTGAATTCAATGAAGAATTGGCAAGAACCGGTCAAGGTCACCCGGCTGATGAATGGACACTGAAACGGGATTTTTACAAGCAGTCATTAGAAACCAACATTGCAGGGATACCGCACACGTTCGGGTTTGGTGGCCTGCACGGTGCGATTGCCGAACCGGTGCATCTGGACGGCCTGATTTTACACGTTGATGTGGGGTCATATTACCCGTCAATGCTGATTGCATGGGATTTGGTCACAAGGGCTGCTGATGCACCGGAACAGTACAAGCACGTTTATGATACCAGGATGCAGTTGAAAGCACAGGGAAAAAAGAAAGAACAAGCCCCGTATAAAAAACTGCTGAATGCCCTGTCAGGGGCAATGAAGGACGCAACAAACCCGGCATATGACCCACGAAACAACAACTGTATGTGTATCAATGGTCAACTGATGCTGCTTGACCTGATTGAACACCTTGAAGCTGTACCGGGGTTTGAACTGATACAGTCCAACACGGACGGCCTGATTATCAGGATACCCGACAGACAGACGGCCTTTGATATGGTGGATGATATCTGTTTTGATTGGGAAACCCGTTGCAGCACAGACAAGTGCAGTATCTTGTTGGGACTGGACGTGATTGCAGAAATCTATCAGAAGGACGTGAACAATTACCTTTGGATTGATGCAGACGGGAAGGTTGAACGCAAGGGGGCATATGTGAAAGAACTGTCACCCATTGACAATGATCTGCCCATACTGAACAGGGCATTGGTTGAATACATGGTGCACCGGACACCGGTTGAACAGACCATTGGTGAATGTGATGACCTGATACAGTTTCAGAAGGTTGTGAAGCTGTCAGACAAATATGAATGGGTGGAACATGAAATCATTGACCATGATCAGATACGGTCAGAGAAATTCACATATAAGTCATACCGGGTGTTTGCAGCACAAAAAACGGGATACGGCAGAATTCTGAAGTGCAAGCACTTCAAAGGGAAAGTGAAGCGTGACAAATTCGGGAATACGCCTGATTGCTGTTTCATCTGGAATGATGAAATCACGGGAATTCATTGCCCGGTATACCTTGATAAGCAATGGTATATCAACAAGGCAAAGGACAGGCTGAAAGATTACGGGGTGACACTATGAATGATCTGATGATCAAGTGGGACACACTTGACTGTATAAATGGGTCAGGTTCACGGGGTGAAATGCGGATAAACTTTGAATTTTTTTTTCCTGCACCAACCAATGACCTGAAAAAACTGTTCAGGGTCATTCAGAAAGATTGTGAATGGTCAAGAATTGAACAGAATGTTGAACTGATGCTGAACTATTTGAACAGCGCAATACCTGAAACCAAGGCTGCTGCAAAGCAGTGTGCAAATGATCACGTCACGGTGAAGACAGAACTTGAAGAACTGAAAAGGTGCATCAAGGCAAAGAAGAAAGTCAACGGTGTGCCGGTCACGAAAGAAGAACTTGAACAGATGCGAAAAAAGAAGAAAGAACTTCAGACACAGGTCAGTGACACAAGATCAGAATTCACCCGGCTGTCAAGCAAGCTGAAAAGGTTGCAGGCAAACTTGCTGACTGTACAGCAGTTCAAAGAAAGCAGGTGGTGACGTGCTGTACAGGGGATATGTAGAAACCAAAGACAAAGAATGTATAGAAAAGTTCAAAGGCCGTTCTGACCTGAAGACCTTGGAAGATGTGCAAGACCTTCCTGAATATGCCGGTGTACTGGCAAAAGACGTGATACTGATTGATATTGATGATCAGAAGCAGTCTGAAATTCTGATGCAGATAGTGGATGATATGCAGCTTGATTGCAGGGTCATTCAAACGTCACGGGGCAGACACTTCCTGTTCAGGAACACGGCAGTGAAACAGTGTTACACCAAGGTTTCACTTGCTATTGGTCTGAAAGCTGATATCAAGGTGGGTACAAAAAACAGTTATGAAGTCCTGAAGTACAACCATGAAGAACGGTTCATTGAATGGGATATTGAAGAAGGTGGTAAATACCAAGAATTACCAAAATGGCTGCAACCGCTGAAACGTGTGCCTGACTTCATTGACATGGGTGAAGGGGACGGAAGAAATCAGGAACTGTTCAACTACATCCTGAACCTTCAGACCAATGATTTCAATGTGGATGAAAGCAGGGAAACAATCAGGATCATCAACAAATACATCCTGAAGTCACCGCTGCCTGATGAAGAAATTGAAACCGTCTTGCGTGATGACGCATTCCAAAAGCCGGTGTTCTACAAGGGCAGCACCTTCCTGTTTGACAAGTTCGCTGCATACATGGTGAATGTGTGTCATGTGGTCAAGATCAACGGTCAGTTGCACGTATACCGTGACGGCCTTTACTGGCAGGGGTACAAAGACATAGCAAAAACCATGATCGGGTATATTCCGAACCTGAAGAAAACCGCAAGACGGGAAGTGATTGATTACATGGAACTGATTGCACACCCTGTTCAGCAGGCTGACGCTAAATACATAGCATTCAGGAACGGTGTTCTGAACTTGGTGACCGGGGAACTGATCGAACCATCACCTGACATTGTTCTGACCAACCGCATTGATTGGAATTACAACCCTTCTGCATATGATGAACTTGGTGACAAGACCCTGAACCGGCTGTCATGCGGTGATGCAGAAATCAGGGCATTACTTGAAGAATGCATTGGTTACTGTATGTACAGGCGTAATGAATTGGGCAAGGCATTCATTCTGACCGGGGACAAGTCAAACGGAAAGTCAACCTTCCTTGATGTGGTCAAGGCCATACTTGGAGAAGAAAACATTTCAGCACTTGACCTGAAAGAATTGGGGGACAGGTTCAGCACTTCAATGATGTTCGGGAAACTGGCAAACATTGGTGATGATATCGGTGATGATTTCTTACAGGGTAATCAGGTTGCAATGTTCAAGAAGGTTGTGACCGGCAACCGTATCAAGGCAGAAAGAAAAGGACAAGACCCCTTTGAATTCAACCCGTATGTCAAACTGCTGTTTTCAGCAAATGACATTCCAAGGATGAAGGACAAGACCGGTGCTGTTCTCAGGCGGTTGATAATTATACCGTTCAATGCCCGTTTTTCAAAGTATCTGTCTGACGGATCACCTGACCCGGAATACAGGCCGTTCATTAAATATGATCTGATCAAGGAACAGTGTATTGAATATCTGATCAGGTTGGGCATAGAAGGTCTGAAACGGATACTTGAAAACGATGAATTCACCAAGTCCGTAAAGGTTCAGGGACAGGTTGACAGCTATGAAGAAGAAAACAACCCCATTCTTGCATTCCTGAATGAATATGAACTTGATGACATTCTGCATGAACCGACAGAAGACATTTACCGGGTTTACACCGTGTTCTGTGCAGAAAACAACATGAACCCTATGGGAAAGATTGTGTTCTGCAAGCAGTTGTGCAAGCGGTTGCACCTGAAGTCAGTACCGAAAAAAATAGGGGGTAAAAACAAACGGGTATTTGAAAGGGACGTTGAATGATGGGGTACAAGAACAGTGAAGGATATGCAGACCCGACAGCATTCTTTGGAATGCAGGCACAGGTGAAAGAAGATGCAGAACAGGACGCTGCTGTTCACAGACTTATTCACATATTCCGGGATATTGCCGGTTTTGCAGGGTTTGAAATTGTTGGACGGGTAACATTTAAGCACAAAAAGACAGGGAAGGTGTTCAAATGACAAGGGCAGAAATCAGACGGCAGCAGCGTGAAGCTGCCAAAAGTGAAAAGACCTACAACCTGAATGTTCAGCAGATTGAAGAAATCAAGAAAAAGGCAATGAATGAAGCATTGCACCACGCTATGGTGCTGATGTTCGCACTTCCTGTGTTGGTGTTGCGTGAAAAATACGGGTGGGGTTCAAAGAAACGTCTGCCTGAATTCGCTGAATACCTGACAGACTACTATGAAGAATTCAATGAAGGGGTATGGACAGTTGAAGAATATGAACAGATGGTTTTGGACTACACCGGCATAGGTTTCAAGGTAACACCGGAAAGTGAAAGGTGATCTGCATGACCGTGAACATCATTGTAAATGACAATCAGATTGACGGGGCATTCTTGGTCAAATGTAACCTGAAGGAAGAAGGTGACCGGGTGTTGCTTGAACTTGGCAGCAGTCTTGACGGGTACACGTTTGAGATACCAAAAGATGCACTTGAAATGGTTATGAATGAGGATATACACGGATGAAACGAAAGATTGAACTGATATGTTGGGTTCTGATCTTGGTGACCTGCTTGTATTTGGGTGGTGCGGTCAGGCAGTACAACAGACGGCAGGCGGTCATTGAAGCAATGAACCGTCAGGAACTTCACTATGATGCTGATGACTACTTTGTCATGATCGACACCGGCAACGGCCTGATTGGTCTGTACCGGGCAATAACACCGCTGAAGCACTACAACTGCACTGTTCAGCAGGAAGTGACCACACCGCAAGTCAGGACGGTTGCTGAAATAGAAAACCTTGGTCTGAACATTGCTGCTGATGATCTTGTTGACATTTACCGGACTGTTCCTGACTGGACACCGGTGCTGATTTACTGAAAGGGGTATGAATGATGATACGTGTGGATGATGTAAATGTGTGGGGGTTCAATCATGCAATGCGTGGTATGCGCAACCCTATGAATTCATGGGACAGGGCTGATACCATCTTTGATCTTGAAGGCGGTGTGTTCCGCATGGGTGGCGCTGACCAACAGTTGATGCATAAGTTGTTCAGGGCAGGGACTGAACACCGTAAGTATATGCGTCAGATTTTCGTGTCAATGGATATCACCGCACCGCTGTATTGGTGGAAGGAATTTGACACGTACAAGGTCGGGACAACGGCAAATTCCTGTTCTACTATGCACAAGATAGCAGCAAAGGAATTCACAGATGATGATTTCAGCATGGAACATCTGATTGAAGACAATGATCATGCTGCCGTGTTCATCAGTTCTATGCATAGGACTATTGCAGACCTGAACACTGCAAGGGAACTGTATCTGAATACAAAAGATAAAAAATGGTGGTGGCAGATGATACAGTTGCTGCCGTCATCCTACAATCAGAAGCGCACGGTGACAATGGACTATGAAAACGCTGCAAGTATGATCAGGCAGCGCACAGGCCACAAACTTGATGAATGGAATGACTTTGTGAAGGTTCTTTCTGATCTGCCGTACATGGATGACATTATGAACGGTGACGGGGGTGACAGGGATGTTTAATAATCTTGGTGGGTTTGGTAAAGTCCTTGTACTGATCTTCATGTTTGAGTTCAACTTTCTGCTGATGACCATTGTTCTGTTCCTGTGTTCGCTCATTCCAACAGTACCGTTTTCGTGGAAGGGTGTTGTTGTGTCTTCACTGCTGTTACTGGCAGGTGAATGTTTGGGTGCAATCATGGTAGAACTTGATGATACACCGCCCGGTGGGGTCTGAAATGTGGTGAAGGTAACAGATGGTTACACTTGGTAACACTTGATTTTGATTTAAGTGTAACCGCTGAAACCCTTGATTTTACTGGGTTTTTGAAGGGTGGTAACACTTACTACACTTAAAATCAAATTCTTTTATTATTTTGATTATAGAGTAAAAAAGCCCCTATAAAAAAGAATATATAAATAGAGTTATGATTTAAGTGTAGTAAGTGTTACCTGTCACCCGAAACCCTTGATTTTATAAGGCTTTTCACGGTTACACTTGCGTTCATTCAAGTGTAGCAGAAGTGTAGTATAAGTGTTACCGGCAGAAAGAAGGTGAAGAATTGACCGCAAAAGATTATCTTCAGCAGGTGAAGGACTTTGATGCTGATATCAATAATATGCTTGCTGACAAAGCACAGTTGACAGAAATGATGTACTGCATCGGCAGTCCTTCAGTTGAAGGTGACAGGGTACAGACAAGCGTAAACGGTGAAGCACGGTTTGAAACATTGTTTTCAAAAATTGATGAAAAAGAACGTGAAATCACCCGAAAAATAGATGAACTGATTGATTTCAAGCTGAAAGTCAGCGAACAAATCAGCGGATTGAAGGACAGCAGGTTCAGACTGATCCTGCACAAAAGATATCTTCAGTTTATGTCATGGGAAAAAATTGCCGTTGAAATGAACTATAACCGGCAGTATGTCATTGAATTACACGGTTATGCGTTGCAGGCGTTTGAAAAAAAATACCATCACGTTCTGAACAAAACCTGACTTTTTCTGAACTATACCTGAACCGCTGAACATGGTATGATGTAAGCTGCAAAAATTGACGTGAAGCACCCGTTTATTTGTCAGAACGGGTGCTTTTTTCCGTCCGGGGAACAACAGTGTGTGCTCATATCCGGTTTATTTGGGGAGATAGGCCGGTGACCTCCTTCACACTGCCCCGGACACCTTTGTTTTTTCAGAAAGAAGGTGTTGCAGGATGACCAAAAAGCAAAAGCGGTTTGTTGAAGAATACCTGATTGATCTGAACGCAACACAGGCAGCAATCAGGGCAGGTTATTCACCGAACACTGCAAAGTCTATTGCAAGTGAACTGTTGGACAGACCTGACGTGTCTGATGCTGTCAACAAGGCTATTGCGGACAGATCAAAAAGAACAGGCATCAATCAGGACAGGGTTGTTCAGGAACTGGCAAAGATCGCATTCGTAAACATCCGGGACGTGGTTGACACAGAAGATGCAACGGTGCTTGACACAGCAACTGATGAAGACACTGCCTGCATAGAAAGTGTTCGTGTCAAAGTATTTCCCACCAAAGACGGTGGAGGTATCGAAAGAGAAATAAAACTGTCATCCAAGATGAAAGCCCTTGAACTGCTTGGTAAGCACCTTGGAATGTTCAGCGATAAACTGAAAGTTGATGCTGACATGGATATCAACATAGGCGTTGATTACGGGGAAGAACCTGAAGGTGGTGCAGATGAATGAAGCAGTTCACAGCACCTGCCAACCGGAACTTTGCAGCCGTGGACAGATCACGGAAACGCTACATTGTTATGAAAGGTTCTGCCGGTTCAGGGAAATCAGTTGACACGGCACAGAATTACATATTGCGGTTGATGAAGGACAAAGGCAGAAACCTGTTATGTGTCAGAAAGTCCGATATCACCAACCGTGACAGCACCTATGCAGAACTGACCGGTGCGATATACCGCATATTCGGACAGGATGCAGAAAGATATTGGACAATCAAACAGTCACCCCTGATGCTGACTTGCTGCAATGGCAATCAGATCATATTCAGGGGTGTCAATGATGAAAAGCAGCGTGAAAAGTTGAAGTCAATCACATTTCAGAAGGGCAAGCTGACTGACGTGTGGATTGAAGAAGCAACAGAAATCACACAGTCTGACTTTGAAATCATTGATGACCGTTTGCGTGGTGAACTTCCTGACGGGCAGTTCTATCAGATCAGGATGACGTTCAACCCGGTCAATAAAAATCACTGGATAAAGAAGGTCTTTTTTGACCGGCCTGATAAGAACGTCCTGACCCATCACAGCACGTACCTTCAGAACAGGTTCATAGATGCAGCATACAAAGAACGTATGATGCGCAGAAAAGAAGTTGATCCTGAAGGGTATCAGATATACGGCCTTGGTGAATGGGGTGAAATCGGCGGTCTGATCCTGCACAACTGGCAGATTGAAGATATCAGCACCAACATAAATGATTATGATGATGTTGCTATCGGTCAGGACTTTGGTTTCAATCATGCAAACGCTGTTCTGCTGCTTGGTACACGGGATGATGACATATACATTCTTGATGAAGTGTATGTGCATGAACGGGAAACGTCAGAAATCATCCCATTGGTTCAGAACAAGGGATTTCCCACCAACCGCACCATGTGGTGTGATAGTGCTGAACCGGACAGAATAAAGATGTGGCAGTCTGCCGGGTATTGTGCACAGGCTGTCACAAAGGAACAATCAGAAAAGAAATATCAAACCGCACAGATTGATTGGCTGAAGGGCGTTGTTTCTGACAGCAAGGTCATCAAAAGGCGTATTTTTGTACATCCACAATGTGTGAATACCATCAAGGAACTTCAACAGTGGAAATGGAAAAAGGATGAACGCACCGGGGAATACCTTGATGAACCTGTGCCGGTCATGGATGATGCAATGGCAGCATTGCGGTATGGTGTTGAAGGATGGCGTAAGAAAGTGGGGTGGTTATATTGAATGACATGACTTTTGTTCTGAATGATCTGAATTGGACGGTTCACATGACTGACCAAAATCATGCAGCACTGTGTTCTGAAGATCGTGATGAAGTGATCTTTGGAAGAACAGATTTCAGAACCTTGGAAGTGTACCTTGACAGTTCATTGGATTATGTACAGTTCAGGCGAACGGTTGAACATGAACTGACACACGTTTTTGCATATTCCTATGCGGTCAGGTTAGAACTGGCAGATGAAGAACAGATTGCAGATTTCAACGGGACATATGTTGACGGTATGTACCACCTGGCTGAACGGATTTGCAGATTATACACAGAAAGGGGTGCTGTGAATGCTGACCCTTGAAGAACTGAAGACCTTCATTGATGAAGATGCAGCAAGCACAAAGAAACGGTTTGCCCGTGAAGGTGAACGCTATTATGATGGTGACCATGATATCAAGGGATACCGTCTTTTTTATTACAACACTGACGGTGATCTTGTTGAAGACAAGACCCGTTCAAACCTGAAGATACCGCACCCGTTTTTCAAGGAACTGGTTGATCAAGGCACACAGTACATCTTGTCAAGCGGTGAACCGTTCGTGCTGTCAGATGATCCTGACTTGCAGAAGGAACTTGATGACCGGTTCAACTACAATGATGACTTCATTGCTGAACTGACTGAACTGATTACTGACACACAGAACCGTGGGTTTGCATATATGTATGCCCTGAAGGGTGCTGATGATCGGTTGAAGTTCATCAGGGCTGACAGTATCGGTGTTATTGAAGTTGAAGGACGGTTTGCGGATGATCAGAAAGACCATGTGATTTACTGGTACATTGACCGGGTTGACAAGGAAGGTCACAGGATTAAGAAAATTCAGGATTGGGATGACCAACAGACCTACTACTATGAACAGAATGAAGACGGTGAAATCATGGTTGACACTTCACAGCAGATCAACCCCCGTCCACACATTCTGTATCAGGAAGAAGGGGATGACCGGACGTTTTATGATGGCCTTGGTTTCATTCCGTTCTTCAGACTGGACAACAACAAGAAGCAGTTCAGCAACCTGAAACCCATCAAGCCCCTGATTGATGACTATGATCTGATGGCAAGCAGCCTGTCAAACAACCTGCAAGACTTTGACCATCCTATTTATGTGGTCAAGGGTTTTCAGGGGCATAATCTTGATGAACTTCAGCAGAACCTGAAGACCAAGAAGATTGTTGGTGTATCACCTGATGGTGGTATTGAGACATTCACGGTTGATGTTCCGGTTGAAGGTCGCAGGGCAAAGTTGGAACTGGATGAAAAGAACATTTACCGGTTTGGTATGGGGCTGAACCTGTCAGCACTGAAGGACACCGCTGCCACAACCAACATTGCAATCAAGGCAGCATATTCCCTGTTGGATTTGCGCTGTAAGCGGTTGGAAGTAAACATCAAACGGTTTTTGCGGAAAATCTGTGAAGTGGTGGTTGATGAAATCAATCAGTCCAACGGTACAGATTATCAGGCAGACACTGTTTATTTTGAATTCACCCATGAAGTCATGAGCAATGAACAGGAAAACGCACAGATTGACCTGACTGAAGCACAGACCAAGCAGACGGTTGTGAACACGCTGCTGTCACTGGCAAATACCATTGATGATGAAACCATCATCAGGAAAATCTGTGAATGCCTTGACATTGACTATGATGAAATCAGTGACAAGCTGCCGGTTGATGAAGCTGCTGAAGTGGATGACGCTGCAAAGAACGCTGCCGGTATTGTCCCTGAAGAAGACCCGGTTGATGATCCTGAAGGGGGGTGCAGGCGGTGAAGTATGACAACGTAAATCACCCGGCACACTATTGTAGGCCGGGAAAGAAAGAATGCATTGATGAAATGATTGACCGTTTTGGTGTTGAAAAGGTGAAAGCGTTCTGCCTGCTGAACGTGTTCAAGTACCGGTTCAGGGCTGATATGAAAAACGGTCAGGAAGACTTAGACAAGGCAAATTGGTATCAGCGCAAGTTCTTAGAATTGGGTGGTACTGATGCAGAACTTGTCAAGGGTACACTGGTCATCTGATGAACAAAGCACAGAAAGAAGTGCTGCAAGCAGGCATCAGGGATGAACAGCACACAATCAAGCTGTTGCAGGCCGTATACAAGCAGGCATCAAAAGATTGTGCTGACAGAATTACAGCCCTGTCAGGCCGTACTGATCTTGAAAACCTGCAAACAATCATCTGGCAGAAACAATATCAGCAGGCATTGAAGAAACAGCTTGACGGTATCATTGATCAGATGGGGTCTGAACAGTTCACCACCGTTGCTGACTATCTTCAGAAATGCTACACGAACGGGTACACCGGTGTGATGTATGATCTGCACAAACAGGGAATACCCTGCACAGTACCCATCAATCAGAAACAGGTTGTCAAGGCACTGGATATTGACAGCAAGATTTCAAAAGGACTGTACACCCGTATGGGTGAAGACGTTGATTACCTGAAGAAATCAATCAGGGCTGAAGTATCACGGGGGGTTGCGAACGGAAGCAGTTGGGGTGATATAGCACAGCACATTGCCAAAGGTATGAACAGCCCGTTTGACAGGGCAATCAACAACACAATCAGGATTGCACGAACTGAAGGTCACAGGGTTCAGCAGCAGTCCACACTTGACGCACAGAAAGCAGCACAAGAAACCGGTGCAAAGATCAAAAAGCAATGGTGCAGCACCTTGGATGATCGGACACGGGACACACACCGACAGCTTGACGGTGTAATTGTGGACGTTGATGAAGAATTCACGCTGCCGGGGGGACTTCACGCACAGTACCCGGGTGGGTTTGGTGATCCTGCTGAAGACTGCAACTGCCGGTGCTGCCTGCTGCAACGTGCCGTTTGGGGGTTGGATGAAGATGAACTTGACACGTTGAAAGACCGTGCTGATTTTTTTGGGCTTGATAAATCAGATCAGTTTGAAGATTTCAGGGAAAAGTATTTGAACCTTCCTGAAGATGCTGACACTGTTGACGTTCCTGATTTTCTTCAGCATACATCAAAACTGAAGGGTTCAATGAAAGATGATGATTATCAGGAATACACTGAACTGCTTCAAAATCATTCAAACCCGGATGTTAAACGGATGTATGACCATGCGGATGAAGTCAAGGCAGTGCGGTACAAGTCAGGTGGTGGAAGATACAGCCCGTCACTGAATGACATTGAATATTCATATCCGTCACAGCAAAACATTGACGGTGGTATGAGTAAATACAGCACGGTGGCACATGAATATGGTCATTTCTTTGATGCAAAGTGTGATTATGGTGATGCTGTGCACTTCAAAGAGATGGACGCAATTCACGGTGCATTGCAGTACCCCCAACAGTTCAAAAAAGTGGCAAGTTCAAGTGATGAATTTCTTGCTGCCGTCCGTCAGGATAAAGCTGAATTGCAGAAGCGGTTGACAGGTGATATTCTGAAAGCAATGAAAGGTGATGACGCTTCAGCAGGTGTTCAGGATGCTGTTGACGGCCTGTTGGGAAAACGGGTTGCATGGGGGCATGGTGACCGGTATTATAACCGGAAATACAACGCTGCAAAACAGTTTGGTGACCATAAAGGACTGCAAAGCGTTTACAAATCCCTTGGATTTGACGCAAGCAATCAGGCAAAGACACAGAGTATTGCACGAACGTATGAAGCTGCATCTGAAATGTGGGCTAATATGATGAGTGCAGAAGTTTGTGGTGGTCGTGAACTGGATTATGTGAAGGACTACTTGCCAAACAGCTATCAGGCAATGCTGAAAATCATGAAGGGGGTTAAATGATGGACAGACAACAGTTATTTGATGCAATGGAACAGTATGAAGAAGTGTTTGATGACGCATTTCCCCGGTCACAGATGACAGGCCGGTCTGATGCTGAAATACTGAAGATCATTTCTGAATGCATCAAGAAAAAGAAAGATGTGTATGACCTTGGATATCTGACCTTAGATGAAGATGTTCTGTATTAGGTGAAGAAATACCCACGGACACACAGAAAACGCCTATATGACCAATATATGAGGTCTGACGGGCAAGCAAATAACACTGCAAGGAAAGCACCCAACAAAGGGTGCTTTTTTTGATACATTACCGCTTGCAGATGCGGATATATAAATGCTGCTGTTCCCCGGTGACACCGGATATAAAAACACGAACAAAAAGAAAGGAAGAACACGATGGATTTTCTGAAAAGCATTCTTGGTGATGACCTGTTTGCACAGGTGTCTGAAAAGATCACTGCATACAACGGTGATGAAGCGAACAAAGACAAGCAGGTGAAACTTGCCAATCTTTCAGAAGGGGGTTATGTGTCCAAGGACAAATACACCACCCTTGAAACTGACCTGACCGGCAGCAGGGCAGAACTGGAAAAGGCAAACGGCCTGATTGCAGAACTGAAGAAGTCTGCCGGTAAAGATCAGGCTTTACAGCAGAAGATTTCTGAATATGAACAGCAGATTGCTGATTTACAGGCAGAAAATCAGAGACTGAAGGTTGAAAACGCACTGAAGTTTGCGCTTGCACAGGCCGGTGCGGAAGACGTTGATTACCTTGTTTTTAAGACACAGGAAAAGCTGAAAGCGGATAACAAGACCCTTGAACTTGGTGAAGATGACAAGATCAAGGGTATTGATGATCTGATTGCAGGGCTGAAGACACAGCACCCGGCACAGTTCACCGCTGCCGGTAATGGTGGAAACGGTGCAGGTGGTAAGAAGGTTCTTGAAAACAATCTGCCGGGTGGGGCAGGTGGTCAGCAGACGGTCACCAAGGAACAGTTCTATAAGATGGGATACAGCGAACGTCTGAAGCTGAAGAATGAAAATCCTGAACTGTTCAATCAGTTGTCACATTAAGTTAAACAAATACATGAAAGGAAGATGTACAAATGGCAAGAACTGGTAATTTTGGCGGTTTTGAATTTGATGAAGAAGTTTTCACCGGCATGATGCAGGAAAGTGATTTCTGGAGTAATGAAATCCTTGCGTCCGGGATCGTGCGTCAGGATGATTCCATCATGGATGCTATCGGTGCAAAGGGTAACGTTGCAACCATTCCGTTTTATAAGCCCCTGAACGTGTTTGACACGGGCATGGATGCGCTGAACAATGACGGTATGACCAACAACGTGCCGGTTGAGGTTTCCGGTGGAAAGCAGACCTGTATGCTCATTCAGAGAATGAAAGCATTCAAGGCAAAGGATTTCACCCATGAACTGACCGGTGCTGATCCGCTTGGCAACGTCAAGGCCAAAATTCAGAACTACTACACGCAGGTGTGGGAAAAGGAACTGATGAACATTGCAAAGGCAGTGCTTGGTGTGTCTGCCCTGTCTGATCATGTTACAGACCTGTCTGCATCTGGCAGCACGGCAGCAGCTGCAAACAAGATCGGTGCAACCACGCTGATTGACGCTGAACAGGCTGCACTTGGTGATATGGCAGGCGGTCTTGGTCTGCTGATCATGCACAGTGCTATCTTTGCAGCGTACAAGAAACTTGAACTTGTTGAATACGACAAGTACACCGTTGGCGGTGTGATCAAGCAGGAAATCACCCTGCCACGTATCGGTGGCAAACTGGTGAAGGTCACTGACTACTACACCGTTGACACTTCCGGTACGCTGCCGGTGTACAGCACGTATCTGTTTGGTGATGGTGCGTTCCTGTCTGCTGACAAGACGAACTATGACAATCAGTACACCACCGACTATGACCCGGAAACGTCTGCCGGTGTTGACAAGTTCTATACCAAGCAGGGCAAGGTTCTTCATCCGAACGGCCTGTCTCTTGCGGTTGATCAGATCGCAAAGGAAAGCCCGACTTTTGCAGAACTCGGTACAACTGCCAACTACAGCCTGAAGTTCAACCATAAGAACGTCAGGATGGGTGTTATTAAGTCCAACGGCTGATGAAAGGAAGGTGTTACCATGATTAGATTTTATATCATCAACGGCCTGCCGTATCTGATCGGTTGCAATGGTGACACCTTTACTGTCAGACTGAATGAAGACGGGTTCACCGTTGGTGAGAAGGTGACGCTGCCTGAAACCCCAACGGTGACCTTTTCAGAACTGTCAGTAAGGGCAAAGTGCACGGTGCTTGACAGCATCACACCAAAGGCCACTGAACCGGCAGATGATGAAAATGACGCTGCCGGTGAACAGACTGAACCGGAACAGGTACAGGATGAAACGCCTGATACCACTGAACCGGCAAAGAAGGGAAGACGGCAGCGGAAAAAGGCGGTGGAATAAATGATCATACCGGTTGAAACATTGACTTCAATGAAAGAATTCAAAGGGGTTGATGAAACCACGCTGTGTGAAAAACTTGATGCGGTTGAAACACTGATCAGGGCATACACCCACAACAATTTTCAGAACAGGGCGGTCAGGTTTGAAGGAAAAAGCCTGAACAACCGTGTTTTTGGCGGTTCACCCTTCCTGAAGGTTGGTGACCGGGTGGAAATCACACAGTCACAGGTCAATGATGGTTTATACACCATCACGGAAATACTTGATGATGCAATCAGGCTTGACAAGGCACTGTTCAGTGTTGACTGCAACCGGGTCACAAAGGTTGAATACCCTGCTGATATTCGGCAGGGTATTATAAATCTTCTGATCTGGGAACAGAAAAACCGGCAGAAGGTTGGTGTCAAGGCTGAAACGCTGTCAAGGCATTCCGTGACCTATTATGATCAGGATATCAACAATCAAGTAATGGGTTACCCGGTTTCATTGCTTGGTTTCCTGTCACCATACATGAAAGCACGGTTCTAATGCAGGGTATTGGTGGAAATGTGTATGCAGTTTTGCAAGTCAAGGATGCAGGCACAAAGAACGCTATAGGTGAACGGGTGCATGGGTGGTCAGATGTTGCTGCCGTCCTTGGTTGGCTTGATTTGTCAGCCGGTGACAGCAATATCATGAACTACAATGCAAAGGTTCAGGAAAGTACGCACGTTTTTATTTGTGACTATCAGGAACTGACAGATTTGCAGCCGGGGTGGTTGTGGTCACCGTTCAATCTGTTTACGGGCATCATTAAAGCTGACCAACCGGGTGAAGCGGTCAGTGTGACAAGCGAAAATGCAAGGATGGTTGTCAATGGTGTGGTTTATGAAATCATGCTGATTGATGACCCTATGGAAATGCACGAACAACTTGAAATTTATTTGCGGTATGTTGGTGTGGGGGTGTGATCATGGCAAACAAGGTCACATTCACAGATAACAGCATACAGGTCAAAGCAGCTATTGACAGTGCGTGTGAAGCGTTTCTGAATGAAGCTGCCGGTGAACTTGAAGCTGCTATCAAGCGCAACAGCCGTGTTGATACGGGTCAGACCCGTGGTTCATATGAATATCAGGTTGACATGGGTGCAAAAGAAGCTGTCATTGGTTCAAACTATGAAAATGCGATATGGGAAGAATTCGGAACAGGGCAGTATGCCTTGAACGGTGACGGTAGAAAAACACCGTGGGTGTATGAGGATGCGAAAGGCAACCGGCATTTCACGCACGGCAAGACACCAAACCGGCCTATGTACAACGCATTTGCAAGTGAAAGATCAAAGATTATTCAGATGGCAGAAGAACAGTTGAAGGGGCTGAACTGATGAAAGAACTGTTGAACTTTGTTCAGAATAAGATGAACGAACTGAACATACCCTATGAGTTTGAGAACTGGACAGCCCCGGTTCAATATCCTTATTTTGTGGGAAGTCTCACAGAATTTGAAGATGACCGTGAAGACGGCCTTGAAGAAAAAACCCTGATTATAACCGGGACAACAACCGGTGATTGGTTGGAACTCATAGAGGTACAGGAAACATTGAAAAATGCGTTTCCCCCGGTTGGGGGATACAGGGCAATCCTTGACAGCGGTTCAGGGGTTGTCCTTTTTTATGCAACTGCTTTACCTATTCCAACGGGTGAAGCTGATCTGAAGCGCATAGAAATACGGGTAACCGTAAAATTTTGGAAAGTGGGGTATTGATATATGGCTGATACGAACACCATTCCTGCAAGCGGTATCACTACAGATACACCGAAAAAGATCATGTTCGGTGCAGGAACTATTCACAAGGGTCTGACCTATGACAAGACAAAAAAGACGTGGAACTTCAGAGAAAGCCTTGCAGGTGCAACGTCTGGCGGTTCTTCCTTCACCATTCAGCCTGAAATTGTGACGGTTGAAGTTGACGGTGCACTTGTCAAGATCAAGCAGCTTGATGTGAAGCAGGGTGAAACCGCAGAAATGAAGGTCAATTTTGTGGAAACCACCCCGGACATTCTGAAAGCTGCCCTGATTGGTCAGGACGGTAATTCTGAAGTTGAAGGATTTACGCTGATCGAAAGTAAAAGCAGCATTACAGAAGGTGACTATTGGGACAACATTGCCTTTGTTGGCAAGACCCTTGAAGGGAAACCCGTCATTGTCATCATGGACAATGCACTTTGCACGTCCGGTCTTGACCTGTCCGGTGCGAACAAAGAAGGTACGGTTGGTGAATACACCTTTGAATGCTATCAGGCACTTGACGGTGACCACACCATTCTGCCGTATCACATTTATTATCCGACAATCAGCAGCACGGCAGTATCTGGTTGACGGAAATCCAAAAATGAAAGTGAGGTTGTGACCTATGAGTGAAGTCATTGAAATGACTGCCACAAAGAAAGATGAAATTGTGTTGCGTGATCTGACCGCACAGGATGTGTTTCCTATGGCAAAGATTTTGTCAAAAATCGGTGTCAATCAGTTCATGGAAGTTTTCAAAGGGGAAGACGTGACCGGCCTGATTGGTGAACTGTTCAGTGATGACAATGAACAGAAGGTTGATGATAAAGTCAGCATTGTAGGTCTGACCGTGGCACTGGACATTGCAAACATTATTTTTTCAAGCCTTGACCGGGTGGAACAGGACATTTATATGTTTCTGGCAAGCCTGTCAGGGCTGAAGACCGATGAAATCAGGGCATTACCCATGAACACGTTCTTTGAAATGATCGTTGACGTTATCAAAAAGGATGAATTCAAGGGTTTTATGAAGGTTGTTTCAAGATTGCTCAAATAGGTCAACTGAAATTTGCGGACTTGCTATTCAAAAGATACGCAAGTCCGCTTGTTTTGTTGGATCAGATGATTATGACCGGTCAACTTTATGATTTTGTCATGAAGATGATGCATGAAGTTGACCATGATCAGTTATGGGAATACTACCTGAACCGGGTGTATGACAAGTCATTTGATGATTGGGTGGCATCTTTGGAACAGTCTGCCCGTCCAACAAAGGTGACTGAACGGGAAATTGGAACAACCATTACAAATTCTATGAATATGCTTACTGATTTCACACCTGATGTGGGGTGAAAGAATGGATTTATTCAAGCTATTTGGAACTATCGCAATAGACAATTCTGATGCAAATGAGTCCATTGAAGAAACAACAGAAAAAGCAGGTGGTTTTGCTGACGGCCTGAAGAACGGTGTCAAGACCGTTGGAAAGTGGGGTGCTGCAATCGGCGGTGCTACACTGGCAGCAGGCACGGCAGTTGTTGGATTTGCGAAAAAGGCAGCATCAAACACGGACACAGTTGACAAGATGTCACAGAAGATTGGTGTGTCAAGAACGGCATATCAGGAACTTGATTTCATCTGTTCACAGTCCGGTACATCTGTCAGCACCTTGCAGATGGGTATGAAAACCCTGACCGCTGCAATGGATGGTGCTAAATCTGGCACGAAAAACAACGTTGAACAGTTTGAAAAACTCGGTGTTGCAGTCACCAATTCTGACGGGTCATTGCGGTCACAGGAAGAAGTTTTCTTTGACACTGTGAATGCCTTGCAGAAGATGGACAACCAAACCGAAAAGGCAAGACTGGCAACAGAACTGTTTGGGCGGTCAGGTTCAGAACTTATGCCGTTGTTAAACGGTGCAGCAGGCAGTGTTGATGAAATGCGTCAACAGGCACATGACCTTGGTTTGGTGCTTGATGATGAAACGATTGATGCAGGTGTGCACCTGACAGATACCATTGATCAGGTTGAACGGTCATTTGGTGCGGTTGTCACACAGATCGGTGCATCAGTCATGCCTATAGTTCAGCAGTTGTTGAACTGGGTGCTTGCACATATGCCTGAAATTCAGGCTGTTCTGTCTGCCGTGTTCAAGGTTTTGAATACGGTGGTAACAACAGCGGTTCAGGTTGTAGGCAAGCTGTATGAAAAATTTGAAAGCGTGTTCCCTGCAATCAAAGATTTTGTGTCAAAAGCATTTACCAAGATCAAAGAGGTATGGGATACACAGTTGAAACCATGTTTTGATGCAATCAAGAACTTCATTATGACAGTTCTATGGCCTGCATTTCAGACGGTTTTCAACGGGTTCATTCTGCCAATAGTTCAGAACGTGTTCAACGGTATCATAAACCTTTGGAACAACAGCCTGAAACCGATATTTGAAGGAATTATCACATTCCTGACCGGTGTCTTTTCCGGTGATTGGTCAATGGCATGGGAAGGTATCAAAACGATACTATCCGGGGTTTGGGAAGGTATCAAGGTCATAGTTCAGACTGCTATCAATCATGTGAAAATAGTGCTGTCTGCTGCTTGGAATGTGATCAAGGCGGTTGCTTCAGCAGCGTGGAACGGCATTAAAACACTGATCAGTACAGTTTGGAACGGCATCAAGTCAGTCATCACCACGGTGGTGAATGCAATCAAAACCTTCCTGTCAACCGCATGGAACGCAATAAAAACCACCGCTTCAACTATATGGAACGGCATCAAAACTGTAATAACCACCGTGTGGAACGGCATCAAGACCGCTGTGACCACCGTTGTAAATGCAATCAAGACCGTTATTACCACGGTATGGAATGCAATCAAGACGGCAGTAACAACAGCGGTGAACGGGACAAAGACCACGGTCACAACCGTATGGAATGCCATAAAAACAGCGGTGACCACGGTTGTAAACGCTATCAAGACGGTGATCACCACCGTTTGGAATGCGATAAAAACCACGGTCACAACGGTGGTAAATGGTATCAAGACAACAGTAACAACTGTGTGGAATGCTATCAAGACGGCAGTCACCACAACAGTAAATGGAATTAAGACCACCATAACCACCGTGTGGAACGGCATCAAGACCACCATAACAACGGTCATGAGTGGGATTAAAACCGGCATCAGTACAGCTTGGAACAACGTGAAGACCACGGTCAGCACGGCAGTGAATAACGTGAAAACGAACGTCAGCAATGGGTTCAACAACGTGAAAAGCACTGTGACAAGCAAAATGTCAAGCATCAAGTCATCTATTTCAACGGCTTGGTCTGGCATCAAATCAAGTATATCAACGTCACTGAGTAACATTAAGACCAACGTCAGCACAGCATTTTCAAATGTTGTCAGTACGGCACAGAGTAAATTTAATTCTGTGAAATCTTCAATCAGTACGGCAATGAGCAGCGCAAAGACCCTTGTCAGCAATGCAATCAGCAGCATCAAGGGGTTCTTTTCCGGTGCACACTTCAGTTTTCCGTCAATCAAGCTGCCACACTTCAGTGTGTCTTGGTCTGATTTTGGCCCTATATCCCTGCCACACGTCAGTGTGTCTTGGTATAAAAAAGCTATGCAGAACCCGTACATGCTGAGTGATGCAACCATCTTTGGAATGAACCCAAAGACCGGTCAGGCACTTGGCGGTGGTGAAGCAGGGGATGAAATGATTTACGGTAAGCGCAACCTGATGAATGATATCAGGGAAAGCGTAAGACTTGAACAGACTGAACTTGCTGAAAAGGTTGACGCACTCACAGAAATGATTGAAAAACTGCTGAATGCTATTTTGGCAGCGGTGGTTGCAGGTCATTCTATTGTGCTTGACAGTGGTGCACTTGTGGGTGAACTGACACCTGCTATTGATGGTGAACTTGGTAGAATTTGGGAAAGGAAGGATAGAGGGTGAATTTACCGGGTGTAACATTTGGAACAAAGCACAGTTATGATGACTTTGGGCTGATCCTGTCCAGTAAAGACCTGACACCGCCTGAACCAAAGACTGAAACGGTTGATGTGATCGGGAGAAACGGCAGCATTGACCTGACTGAAGCATTGGGTGATGATGTGAAGTTCAACAATAGGAAACTGACGTTGAACTTCACTGTACCCAACGTTTTGACGTATTGGTCAGATGCGTTTTCTGCACTGGCTAATTATCTGCATGGTCAAAAAATGCAGATCATCCTTGACGCTGACAAAACCTTTTACTATTACGGGCGGTGTAAAATCAATCAGTTCGCTTCAAACAGACGGATTGGTTCAATCGTGGTTGAATGTGATGTTGAACCATACAAGATTGAAGTCAATTCTGCAAGCGAACCTTGGATTTGGGACACCTTTAGTTTTGTAAACGGTATCATTCATAAAACAGATGTGACTGTATCGGGAACGCTGACCACCAATCTCATAAACAGGCGTAAGGTGGTGTCACCAACGTTCATTTGTTCTGCTGCAATGACGGTGACACACAACGGTAACACCTACAACCTGAAGGTTGGTGAAAACAAAATGTATGATATCCGTTTGCAGGAAGGTGACAATTATGTGACTTTCAAAGGAAATGGAACAGTAAAAATCAATTACAAAGGGGGGTCATTATAAATGTATCGTGTTTTATGTGATGACATACCTATCTTTGACCCCCGTGATGAAGAACTTGTGCTGATCAACCCGGTTGTAAAACCGGAACTGAATGCATCAGGTTCTTTTGAATTTAAGATACCACCGGCACACCCACAATATGGTGTGCCGGTTAGAATGTTGTCAACAGTTCAAGTATTTCAAGATGATGTTGAACTGTTCAATGGTCGTATTGTAGAAGACAACACTGACTTTTACAACCGGCGAACGTGCTATTGTGAAGGACAGCTTGCATACTTGAATGACAGTATTCAAAGACCGGCAGAATACCATGACATGACTGTCAGGGGTTATCTTGAAACCTTGATTTCCATTCATAACGAACAGATGAAGGAAGTCAAGGTTGCTGTCAAATTTAATGAAGAATGTGCCGGTGAAAGTGAAAGGTATGATAACCTGTCACTGTACTATGTGCAGGACGGTGTGACATACGTTGTTCTGAACAAAGTCAGGGCAAACACCGTTGCAGGTCAGACATACGTGCTGCCGTCACCGGAAATATATGTATATTGGCATACTGATAACAGTGTAAACAGCTTTTATGGTTTTTCGGTTGACAGCATAAGACTGACTGACGCAGGTTCACCCATGTACGGCACTGCTGCAACACTGCCAAACTACACAGCAACAACCGTGTCTGATCCTACTGCAATAACATCAGAACACAACCCATATGCAAACAAAAGCAATCTTTTGTTCAAGTATACGGTCAACGTACCTGCAAACTATCAAAGCAGAAAAATGTTCAAGGTTGGTATGGTCACGGTTGTTGATAACAATGACAGCCTGTACAGATATACCAACTATGAAAACACCCTGACAGCAATCAAAGAAGACCTGATTGAAAATTTGGGCGGTTACATCCGGGTCAGAAATGAAAACGGTGTTCACTACATTGATTATTTGGCTGAACCAAGTGACAACGTGAACACACAACAGATTGACTTTGGTGAAAACCTGCTTGATATCAGCCGGGGGTTCAATTTACGGGATATCTGCACGGCAATCATACCCCTTGGTGCGTCATTGGAAGAAAGGACGATTGCAGCACTTGATGAACGTGTGAACATCAAAAGTGTGAACAACGGCCTTGACTACATTGTAAACGCTGATGCGGTGGCAAAGTATGGTCTGATCCTGAAGGTAGTCAAGTGGGATGATGTGACCACGCCTGAAATGCTGTTATCCAAGGGAAAGAAGTATCTGACTGATTATCAGTTTGACAACATGACCATTGAAGCAAAGGCGGTTGACCTTCATCTGACTGATGCTGAAATGGAAATGTTCAAGATTGGTGACAGTATTCATGTACGGTCACCCCTGCACGGCATTGACAGGAATTTCCCCCTGACGGGCATGAAAATCAATCTGACAAAACCGTCAGAAAATGAAATCATCCTGAACGGGACACAGAAAAGTACACTGACAAGTAAATCAAGTTCACAGTCATCTGATGTGGTGAAGATATCTGACCACATACCTGTACCGTCACAGATCGTGAAGCAGGCCATTGACCAAGCAACAGCACTGATCACGGCAGCAACACACGGTCATGTGGTGACAACTGCCAATGAACAGTTGATCATGGACACGGATGACGTTGAAACGGCACAGAAAGTGTGGCGTTGGAACCTGAACGGTTTGGGGTATTCTTCAACCGGGTACAACGGGACATATGCAACAGCAATCACAATGGACGGTCAGATTGTTGGTGAACGGTTGGTTGGCGGTTCAGTTTCTGCTGAAAAGTTGTCAGTCACGTACCGGGAAACAGTTGAACGGGAAATTGCAGATGCTGAAGCAAACGCACGGTCAGATGCTGAAACATACACAGATGGTGAACTGAAAAAGTATTATACCAAGTCAGAAGTTGAAACATCCATTCAGAACACCCGTGACGCTGTGTTGCTGTCTGCAAAGGAAACTGCTGAACAGTATGTTGACGGAAAACTGAAAAGTTATTCAACGTCAGCACAGATCAAGGTGACAACTGATGCAATTACATCAGAAGTAAAAAAGAAGTTGAACACTGCTGATTTCTCAACTAAAGTTCAGCAGTCTGCAAGTTCTGTTCAGATCGCATGGAACAACATATCAAAGTATGTTGAATTTTCAAGCGGTGCGCTGAAGATTTTTGACACTGCCGTTGAAGCATCACACAAGATGGTTGCACAGTACAATAGCAACGGTTCACATTTTTACCGTGACGGTGTGTATTTGGGAAAGATCGGAACGAACAGTTTCCAAAACAAACCTACATATAGAGGTCTTGTTTTTGATCTGGAATACACAACCGGCTATATGGCTTGGGCACGAAAGACTTCATCAACAGCAAGCACATATACAACAATGTTCGCCTACTACAGTGATGACACGATTTCACAGAAGGGTTTTCACTTTGGTGACTATGTGTATTTTGGTGGATATTTCAGGATAAATGACGGGGCAGGGTTTTATTCCTACACCGGCAACAGCATTAAATTATGGGCTGAAGGTGGTGTTTCACTCGGTGACAAATCAACGTCCTGTTGTCAGTTCACCGGTTCAGAATTCAAGATTTGGAACAACAAAAGCATTGACTTTTATTCTACTTTGAACCTTCACGGTTGGGGGTATACCAATGATTCTGACGCACGTATGAAGAAGAACATTGAAGAAACTGCCGTGAATGGTCTTGATATCATCAACGGTATTGACTTGAAATCATTTGATTGGGTCACATCCGGGGAACATGAAACTATTGGAATTATTGCGCAGCAGATACAGGAAAAAGCCCCTGAACTTGTTGAACAGTGCGCTGATGGGCATTTGCAGTTGAAAGCTGACAAATTGGTTTATTACTGCATCAAGGCAGTTCAGGAACTGTGCGAACACCTGCACATGGGTTATGATGTGCCGGTTTGGTCTGATCCGTTCACCCTGCTTGACAAGAAAACATTCTGTGCAAAGTTGGAAAGCGGAAAGGAAACCAAAGAAACACCGCTGCCTGATGTACCTATTGTAATACCAAACAACAACGTCATGAGAGGTTAAACAGATGAGTGAAAACAAAAATCAGAAACCCCTGTCAGTAATGATGGAAAATGCAAAGGCAATGATGATTGCTTCATTCAATCAGGTGCAGGCAGAAACGGCCTTGCCTGCATACCTGATGGAAGGTATTGTGCTTGACCTGCTTGCACAGGTCAGAAATCAGAAAAACCTTGAACTTGTGTCTGACTATAACAAGATGCAGGTTCAGGAAGAAAAGAAAGGGGAAAAGATAGATGGCTAATATCACACCTTATACTGATCAGATAGCAAATGCAGTGTACGGTGAAGAAGTCCGTTCATCTATCATCAACGCCTTGGTGAAGGTCAATGATGATAATGAAAGCTATGCACAGTTAAAGGCTGATGTGATCGCTGCCAAAGACGCTGTTGATGATCAGGTTGAAGCGTTTGACGGTAAGGTTGCAGCAGCGGAACAGGTCACGTCTGACCTTGAAGCTGCCACATCTGCCGGTAATACGGCAAAGTCAAATCTGGTCAGTGCAACCAACACTGCCAACACAGCGAAAACCAACCTTCAAAATGCTACAACCACGGCAAACACCGCACGTACAAACCTGACTTCTGCCACAAGTACAGCGAACACGGCGAAAAGTAACCTTGAAACGGCAACGGCAGCAGCGAACACGGCAAAGACCAATGCTGAAACCGCAAAGACCAACCTTGATGCATCCATCACGGCAGCAGGAACGGCAAAGACACAGCTTGACAATTCTGTCAGTACGGCAGGAACGTCCAAGTCTAATCTTGACAGTGCTGTTTCAACTGCAAACAGTACAAAGACACAGTTGCAGGGTGTCATTGATACCGCTGATCAGATGCGGACAGACCTTGCAGCGGATGTTCAGACTGCTAACACCGCAAAAACAAACCTTGAAACTTCAACAGGAACTGCACAGGCCGTGTATCAGTCTTTGCAGGCTGAAAACAGTTCAGCAAGTTCAAACCTTGAAGAACTGAGGTCTGAAAACTTCAATGCACAGGAAATTCTTGCAGGCGTGGCAAATATTGAAGCGTACCTTGGCATCACAACAGATGTACTTGGTCTGTCTGTTGACTATGAGAACAAGACATACACCCGTCTTGCAGGTGCGGTTGGAAAGACTGCCGGTGCTGACTTTGATCAGTACACAATGTATGGGGGCAGAAGACTGTGCAACGTGGCAGATGACGGAACTATTGTTGCTTGGTACGGTGACAATGATTATGCTGAAGATGGCAGCATGGGTCAGGTCATGGTGTATCAGCCTAAATTCTATTATCTGGTTGCACCTGTCAACTATGATCCGATTGACACCGGCATTGGTTACCATCTGAGAAAAGCAAACTATTATGTCAGTCAGAAAGCCCGTACCGGGTTCAGACTGCACCCGGCCTTTTATGATGCGAACGGTGAAGAAATTGACTATTTCCTGACCGGTGCGTATGAAGGTTGTCTGTATGATGTTTCTGAAAATGCATACATCACGGATGATGCGCAGGTCATGGCGGTGGCACAGGACAAGTTCAGTTCTATTGCCGGGGTGAAACCGGCATCAGGTGTGACACAGGGACTGACAAGGCCGAACGTTGAAACGATGGCACAGAACCGGGGTTCAGGTTTCCACGGTGATCTGATCAAGTTGGTATCTGCTGAACAGTTGCTGATGATGATTGAACTTGGAACTATGAACTTTCAGGATGCTATCAGTGCAGGTGTCACCGGCATTTCTGACAGTCCGAACACCACAAACAACAGCAGCTTGACCGGCAGTACCGCAAGCATTGGAAACGGCACAGGCCGTGCCGAAAGCACCATCAATGAAAGAAACGGCACAACCTACACAGAAACGGCAGCGAACAAAACCGCTATGCGGTGGCGTGGCAAAGAAAACTTCTTTGGTAACATCTGGAAATTTGTCTATGGTGTCAATATGTGGGGTAATGGCAGCATGGAAGGTGGTCAGCCGTATATCTGCAATGACTTCAGTTTTGCAGAAAGTAAGAACAACGGAAACTATGAACCTGCCGGTTTCACCGTGACCAACGCAAACGGCTATATTTCCGCAATCGGATACAGTACAAAATGTGATTGGTTGTTCATGGCATCTGAATGCACCGGAAACAGTTCACTGCCGGTTGGTGACTACCACTATGTGACCGCAGACCTGAACGGATACCGTATTGCTCGATTGGGCGGTAGTTGGAGTCATGGCGCTAGTGCGGGCGGTTTCTGTTGGCATCTGTTTAATGGTGTTGGTGATCGTGATCGGAATATCGGCGGTCGCTTGGTGTATGTACCGACACGGAACGCAGAAGACTATCAGACAAATATCAATGCGTGGGAAGAACAGCTTGCTGCCTGACCACGTTTAGATATAGGTTGAACAACCGCTGAAATTATCACTAATTCTGCACGAAACCACAAAAAGAATTGCTCAATTAGGCAGTAATTGGAATAATGGCACTAATGCAGGCAGTTTCTATTGGAATCTGAATAATAGTGTTGGTAATCGTAATCGGAATATCAGCAGTCACTTAGTAAATGCGTGAAACAGCAGGGATGACATTGAAAGTCCCTGCTGTTTTTATATAAAAATGTGGTAGTTGTTTAACCTTGCCCCTTGGCAAAACAGAAAAGACCTGTGCAGCATCCAAAAGGTGACTGTTCAGGCATACAGAAAGATTGCCGTGTTGGTAGACTTGTACTCATTCGTATAAGGTTGAAGACCCGGTTTTCACGCATACAGAAAGATGGAGAATGAAGCGTGTAGGAAACCTGTTCGATAAAATTTGTGATATTGAAAATTTGAGGTTAGCGCATAAGAACGCAAAGAAGGGTAAAGGGTGGTACAAGGAAGTCAAGGAAATAGACAAATGCCCTGACTATTACCTGTATTATCTTCAATACCTTCTGAAGAACCGATTGTATCACACATCAGATTATGAGGTATTTTTCAAGAAGGAAAGAGACAAGAACCGAAAGATTTACAAGCTGCCGTATTTCCCTGACCGGGTTGCACAATGGGCAATCTTGCAGGTGATTGAACCGTACATTGTCAAACATCTGATAGCAGATACATACAGTGCAATACCTGACAGGGGCATTCATAAGGGGCTGAACCGCCTGACTGATGCAATGCAGCATGATGTGAAAGGGTGTCAATACTGCCTGAAGATTGATGCACGGCATTATTACCAAAGCATCAACCACGATATCATGAAACAGAAATTCAGACGGCTGTTCAAAGACCATGATCTGTTGTGGTTGTTGGATGAAATTATTGACAGCATCAACACGGCAGATGATGAAGACTTGGTTGAAATATACCTGCTTGAAGAAGACATTGACCCGAACACCGGCATTCCTATAGGCAATTACTTGTCACAGTATTCTGGAAATTACTACTTCAGTGACTTTGACCACTGGATGAAGGAAGTCAAGCACGTAAAGCATTACTTCAGATACATGGATGACATTGTTATTTTTGCGGAAACAAAAGAAGAACTGCACCTGCTGATTGAAGAAATCAAGATTTACTTCAAAGAAAATATGCGGTTGCAGGTCAAAGGAAATTGGCAAATATTCCCGTCTTATGTACGTGGTGTTGATTATCTTGGTTACAGGGTATTCATGAATTATGTCCTGCTGAGAAAGTCCACCTGTATGACCATGAAACAGAAAATGACTGCAATCAGGCAGAAGTGTGAAAGTGGCAAGATGATGAACTATTCAGAATGGTGTTCAATTCATTCATATCAAGGATGGTTGAAACACTGCAACAGCTTCAGACTGACAAAGAAGTATATAACACCGCTGATACCGTTTGCAGATGAATATTATAAAACCAACATTGAACCAAACAAGAAAGGGGCAAAGGCAGCATGAAAAATTATGGAGTGCAGCAAAGCACCGTGAAACCGCTTGATGTGGAAATCACAGCAACAAAGGTTTTCGTTGCACAGAACATTCAGCCGGTCACAGAAGACCACGGTGAAGAAACCTTTGAAGGGTTCAGTTTCACCCTGATTGAGTATGACAAGGATGAATACATCAAACTGCTTCAGCAGCAGAATGAAGAACTGGCAACGGAAGTGACAAACACACAGATGGCACTGTGTGATGTGTATGAACTGATTGGGGGTTGATATCATGGCAGAAGTATATGCTGATCTGATCATCAAGGGAAGAAAGACCTATTCTGAAGTACCGGCAAAGCTGAAGGAAGCAGTCAAAGAAGTTCTGATCAGACGGGGACACCCGGAACTGATTGATGAATGAGGTATGCACCATGATGTGGTTCATATATATCTTACTCGGAAAGAAGGTGAAAGAAATGGCAGTTATTTATGCAACCCTGATTGTCAAGGGCAAAAAGACCATTGCTGACGTGCCGGTGAAAATCCGTGCACAGGTGCAGGAAATTCTGATTGACCTTGACCTGCCCGAACTGGCAGAAATGCCGTCAGACGGTGAGTGAAGCAACAGGTGAACAATTTACCATTGAAGCAAAAACAACCGCTATATGACCGTTATATGAGGTCACAGGCGGTTGTTTTTGCGTTCGCAAGTAACTAACAGAAAGGATGACAAGAATGAAACAGTTATCTTGTACCATCATCGGGGTAGTTGGTAGTTTGATTGCATCCCTGTTTGGGGGGTGGGATGAAGCATTGATGACCCTGATTATTTTCATGGCTATTGACTATTTTTCTGGTCTGATCGTTGCAGGCGTTTTCAAGAACAGCAACAAGTCAGACAATGGTGCACTTGAAAGCCGTGCCGGGTGGAAAGGTCTGTGCAGGAAAGGCATGACACTTTTATTTGTCCTGATTGCACACCGCCTTGATTTAGCAATAGGTGTCACATACATCAGGGACACCGTGTGTATTGGCTTTATGGCAAACGAACTGATCAGCATTGTAGAAAATGCCGGTCTGATGGGTCTGCCCCTGCCTGAAGTCGTTACCAAGGCAATCAATATTCTTCAGCAGAAAACGGATGAAGGGAAATAAAACATGAATAAACAGCAGAAGGAAGTTTGCAAAAACATCCTGTATGCTGTTGAAACGGGCGGTCAGGCTTATGGAAAGCGTGACTACACCGCCTTTGTACCTGCATTTGCCGTTAGTGATGGCGAAACCGCTATCACTATCGGTGCAGGTCAATGGTTAGGTGCTGAAGCAAAACGCCTGCTGCAACTGATCCGTTCAACAGACAAAGCAGGATTTGAAACACTGGACACAGCCGGTATTGGTAAAGACCTTGACACTGCTGATTGGAATAATTACCGGGTGCAGAAGTCATCTGCAAAGGCCGTCTGTATCAGGAAGATTATTGACAGCGAAACCGGCAGAAAATGTCAAGATCAGCTGATGCTGCAACAGATTGATGAATATGAAAAGACCATCAGTGCCGTATATGGGGAAATGTCAGCAGGTGGCATGGTGGAATGCATCAACATTATTCATCACGGTGGCAGCGGTGCATTGAAACGCATTCTTGCCAAAACAGCAACACCGTACACTGCTGCAACCATTTATGCTGCACTGTGTACTGACCCGGCTGATAAATCGAATGACAATCAGGTGGGGGATTATGTCAGCAGGCAAAAGGCCGTCTATAGCATGATCATTGAACACCTGAAGGAAAGGGATGAAACCGGCATGACTGAAAACGAACTTAGACAGAAGGTTGTGACCACCGCACAGAAGTATTTAGGCAGCAATGAAGCGGACGGTTCACACAGACGTATCATTGACATATACAACACCAAGCAGAAGACACTGCCCCGTGGGTATAAGGTCACGTATTCTGATGCGTGGTGTGCAACCTTTGTTTCTGCAATCAGCATTCTGTGTGGTCTGACTGATATCATGCCTACTGAATGCGGTTGTGGTGCTATGGTTGACCTGTACCGTGCACTTGGACGGTGGCAGGAAAATGACGCATACACCCCCAAACCGGGTGACGTGATCATGTACTATTGGAAGGACGGCAGCAACTATGCAAGCACTGACTGTGTGGGTTATCCTGATCATGTTGGTATTGTGGTTTCTGTTTCCGGTAAGACCATCAAGATAATTGAAGGGAACAAAAATGATGCTGTTGGTTATCGTGATCTGAACGTAAACGGCAGATACATCAGGGGTTATTGTTTACCGAACTATGCACTGAAAGCAGGAACACAGGAAACAACCCCTGCACCGGCAGAGGATGACACCAAAGGCAAGACAGACAGCACCGGCACGGTGAAGAACAAAGTTCTTTGGGACGGTACTGTTACCGCTGAAGGTGGTCTTGCTGTCCGTACATGGGCAGGTGGGGAATATAAAGAATGTTCTTTCAGTCCGCTGAAGTACGGTGCTGTTGTTGGGGTGTGTGATCAGATACAGGCATCTGACGGTGCTATCTGGTATTTCATCAAGTACAACGGCAAGTATGGGTTTGTTTATTCCGGGTTCATTTCCAAGAAAGCTGATGAAAAGGCATCTGCACCGGCAGCGGTCAAGCAGGTGGCCTTTGCACAGTCCTTCAACAAGTCCGTTGCAGGTGCGTACAAGGTGACCGCTGCCAATGGTCTGTATTTGAGATATGAGCCGGGGAAGATCACTGAAAACAACGTTGTTGATGTGATACCGCATGGGGCAAAGGTTCACAATTACGGGTATTACACCACGGTGAACGGGGTGAAATGGCTGCTTGTGGCCTACAAAGACAAGACCGGGTTTGTGTCCGGTACATACGTCAAGCGGTGATTGTGGGCAAAACCCACCTATTGCCCACGATTTCAGAAAATCACAGGCTGACCCGTGGGAACTGAACTATTGAACAGCAGAAAAAACCCTGATAAAATAAAGCATTATGAAGCACAGGAAAGCCGTCAAGGTTGAACTTTTGAAGTGTTTCAACAAAC